GTATGGCAACGGACCCCACCGCTGCTAAAAGAACCCAATAGATTTTGTCTATCTTGCCACCCAATTCGTGAATACCTTTGTGCATGTGATTAATATTCTTTTTAACACCTGATATATGTCCATACAGGGCTACAATGTGTTCTCTAGTTGTTTTAGGTTCAATAGCCATTAAGTTCTCCTATTCCTTAGAGCTATAATTTGCTCTTCTGGTGATAATAATGCAAGTTGCGTTTCTGTCAACTGTTGTTCTTCTGTTGGTTGTGGCGGAGGTTGCACGACCGGTGTTGCGGAGGTCACTTGTTGTGGTAAAGACACTGTGCCTAAATCTTCAAATAAATAGTCATCCAACTCAACATCAAACCTCTCATCTAAAAATAAATTTCTAAATTCATTTCTCATTAATCTTAATGTGCCTGCAACTTCTGGAAAAACATCTACGTCGCCTAAATTTTGTGCTATCTCTCTAAACCTATCTCTTATATCATCTGATGGGAAGTATGGATCAAACTGACCTCTTTTTAATTTACTATAAGTAGATTGAGATATTTGTCTGTCTCTAAACTCTTTTCTTAACTGATTAGGGTCAACACCTAAAATCTCCGCTGCATTTATATTTTTAAACATTTCTTTTTGAACATTGAATCTAGCTTCATTAGATTTATAAAATCTTTCTATCACATCATTTGGTTTAATAGGTCCACCTCTTAATAGTCCAAAAAATCCTCCTGTAAACTCTCTTCTAGAATTTCTAATACCTGCTTGGTACTCAGATATTTTAAAACCCATAGATGAAAGAGGATCTACTTTAATAGGACGTAGTCCCATAAAACCTGCAAGTTCAGGACCAATTTCTAATTCGTCTCCTCTCTTTGTAGGTTTACCAAACGCCGCTTGTCCCAGTCTTTGAAATTGTTTGTAAGATGGTGCAAGAGCTTCTCCTAAGTGTAAAAATCTTATTGCTGCTTTATCACCTGCTGAAGTTTGATCAGTATATAATCTTCTTCCATCTCTTGTAACTCCACCTCTAATAACTAAATCGGCTGTGGCTTCTGTCCAAATAGATTCTGATATAAATGGATTCATAATTTCAGCGCTTGCTTCTCCAACACCATTTACAAAACCTGACAACAACGTTCTATCGTCTTGTTGAGATGTTAAAATATTATTAAACAATGTATTAAAAGGTCTAGAAATTACATCATAAGCATTACTGTGACTAAAATCTATGTAACGTAGTTCACCGTCATCTGTTTTAATAGGGACAAGCGTAGAGTTTTTAGACCATTCAGGAACAAATTGTCTTAATGCGTTTATCTCATCTTCCGTAACATTGTATAAAGCTTTAGCTCCCTCTACAACTATTTCAGGCACAGCCACGGTTGTAAATGCAAGACCAGATATTCTTTTAAATCCTGTTCCATACATTGGGTTATCATTTTTAATTAATTGTCCTGTTTCTCTATCAATAACATAAGGTGTTACGTTACTACCTATTGTTGGTTTAGAGTGTCTTAATTCTTTTAAACCTTGTTCTGCTATGTTTGTAGTTGTTCTAATAACTTCTGATGGAAAAGACATAAAATTACCTATCGGTAATAATCTTGAGGTCTTAACTATAGATCCAACAAAAGCATAATTAGGGACAGTATTTTTGACAATATCTGCCGCATCTCTTTTTAATGCTTGTACTATAGCAGGATCTGCGAGATCTAAACCTTGTTCTACTGCAGCTTTTTTTAATCTATCTAATTCAACAACATAGTTTGTAATCTTCCATGTGTCATCTTCAGCAACATACTTACCTTGAAAAAATTGTCCTAATTTTTTTAATTTACGCATAAAAGGAGATAAAGTTGAATCCATTATTGCTATGCTTTCTCCTCCAGCTGTATCTTTTAACAAATTAATTAAATCACCAATTTGTACTTGTGAGTTTACAACTCCTAATTCAACTAATTCTTGGTAAGCTGCTTGTGCTCTGGGCGAGTTTGGTCCTAGTTTTAATAAACCCGATATATCTATACCATCTGAAAAAGCCTTTGCTAAAAGTTTAGGATTAGTTAATCCTTCAAATAAAATACCGTTAGCGCTTGCAAAAGCACCTGCACTAAAAAAGTTTCGTAAATGTGTAGGTATGGATAAAACTGTTTTTGCTAATTGTGATACTGCTTTTGGAAACAACAAAGCATTTCTGTAAAACCAACTTACAGCTTTTTCTGCAGGGTTAGCACCCTCTCTACCTCTAACAAAAGCTTGAAGTCCAGATGCTATGCCGTTTATATTTCTTATACCATCTGCTATTTCTTTAGTAGTGTATTTAGTTTTTAACGGATTTAATATAGCTCCTGCTCCAGGCAGTTCTTCGATAAGGTCAGATACTTTAACTATTTCTATATTAGTTTTTGGTGAGTTGACTGCTCGTTTAGCCTCTGCCTCTGATTTCCAAAAAAATCCTCTACCACCTTCTTTTTGTATTTGATCATTTTTAATAGATATATCGTCAAAATAATTAGCTGTTCTTGCTACTGCAGATAAATTAGTCATAGCGTTGAACAAAGAGTATCTAGGATCTTCTATTTCACCAAACAATTCTCTAAATACTTTACTGCCTTTACCTTTTGCTTTTACAAAACTTTTAGTTTTTTCCATTCCTGTTTTATTTTGATATGTAAAATCAGGTAAAGGACCAGGTTTTCCTTTTATTTTAACTTGATTAAGAATATCATCCACCATAAATTTAGCTTGTTCAAAATAAGCACTACCCTCTGGCACAAGTCTACCGTCCTGATCTCTAACTAACTTTATAGGTTCTTTTCTTTGTGAATCTGTTTTCATTAAATATCTTCTAGCTAAAGCTATCGCTCCTCTATAAGCTTCGTCCGTTGGTTCAACAGATTGAAATAATCCAGCTATACCTCTTGGTTTTTGTAATATCTTATAAGTGTTACCCATCCAACCTTGTATTCGTTGTTTCATAATTTTTTGTATTTCTTTTGTGCCAGCGCCTACATTTTTACCAGCGTTTGCCTCTAGTATACGTATTAAATTAGTGAACTCTCCTCGTGCAGCATTTAAATTACCAAGTAAATTTTGAACACTTTTTTCATCAATACCTGCTTTTTTCATAAAAGCTAAAAAGTCATCCACTGCATTTTTGTTAATGTTTTGAGATAAATCACCTTCAAATAAGATATCATTTAATCTTTTGTAAAAATCTTTCTGTGTAGTTTGTGTATTTGTATCAAAAAATTTTGATAGTTTTGGTATCATACTATCAGTTTCTCTTGTTATGTTTTCTACAAGTTCTTTTGCTTTTAAAGTATCTCTAGCTTTTAAACCTGCCTTTGCCATTTCTGATTCAAACACTTCTTGTGGTAAATCACCTCTTGGTCTAAATGGAGAGCCTATATATCTATCAACCCATCTAGCAACAGCACTATTACTATACGCCAGCTCTGCCCCTCGAGTGGCTAATGCTTTTGCAGCAGAGCCAACACCATATACAAACGGAGTAATTAACAAAGACTCTGCTCCAAATTTAAACCTATTTGCTAATCTTCGAGCGGCCTCTTCTTTACCTGTAGTTTCTTCTCTGTCTAATTCTGTTGGACCATCAAAAAGATCACCAAAAGTTCCTATACCTTCTACATCAGCAACAAATGTCTCACCTAAAGCACCACCAAATACTCCTGCTTGAAATCTAGTTGTAGTTCCTGGATCTAATCCAAGTCTTTGATCAATTCTAGAATTTAATGTTTTGGCTTTTGTCATACCTTTCATAACATTATCAGATTTAAAGTTTGCATAATTACCAGTTTTCTTTGCGTTTAACGCTTTATCAGCTAGTTTCCTTGCCGTCTTAAATCCAATGGTTCCCGGTATACCTATCTGTACAAGAGCTTCAGTGAGTTTACCTACAACTCTATCATCTGCATATTCTTCAAAAGGGTTTACTTTATCAAAAAATCTTTCTACATCTCCAGCTAAATTAGAATCTGCTCCAAGGTCAATAAGCTCTGCACCTAGAGATACCACACCTTCTACTGTTTTAATTATACCTGATACTAAACCTGCGCCTATGGCTGTATACCAACTTGCGTCGCTGTTTTGTTCTGGACCTTGAAGAGGGACAAATTCTGCCATTTATCCTCCTATATATCTACGTCGTCTTCAACGCCAAATTTTTCTTGTATTTCTTTTGTTTTCTTTTCTCTTATTTTCTTCAGTTCTGGATTTATTTTATCTCTGTATTCGTTTCTTTTATCTGTTTCTGTAGGTTTAGGAAGTGTTTCACCTTCTATATCTACATTTGGTTCAACATTAGCTAATGTAGTATCAATGAAAGCGTATTTACCATCTTGTCTTTTAATTAATTTTTTATAATTGCCTGTGTATATATCGTAAAAAGTTTTATTTAATCCATTTTGTTTTTCTAAATTTTTTCCAAGTTTTTGATCTGTGCCTTGTATACGTAAGTCTTGGTCGATAATACCACCAAATTGGGTTCCAAGTTTAGCTTTAGCTGCTTGCTCTCCACCCTCTGTATAAAAACTAGCGTAGTTGGCAGCAACTGATGGATTTTTATATTCATCTAAACCTAATTTATAAGCTGCTTGATATTCTCTATCTGTTTTAGCACCGCCAGCAATTTTTTCTTGTGACTCTAATTTTCTTTCTAATAGTTCTTTTTCAAAATCTCTCTCTTCTCCTCGTGCTCTTCTTGCTTGTAATCTTTGAAATGGTGTTTTTGCTGCCGTAGCTGCTGTTTGAAATATGTTACCCGTTGGTGGCTGTGATAATAAATTTAAACCAAACTCTGTTAAGAACGGACTAAGATTTGGTGATTTAACAAGTATATCTCTGAATGATGGTTTTTCAGTTGTTGTTTGTGTTGTTTCATTTGTGGGTTTAAAATCTGCCCCTGCAGCTGTATAAGTTGAATCAATATCTTCTGGCTTTGTACCTTGTTCGTATCTCTTTCTCATACCATCCATAATACCTTCATTCTCAGCGCTACCGCCTAATCTAAACATCGGTCTTTTTAATATTCTACTTCTCATTATGCGTTAAAAGCTTCAAAGCCTTTTCCTATATCTCCATAGATACCGGCTAGTGTTGTACCGATACCAAGAGCTGTTTGTAATGGTGTTGGGTTTGGAGTTACCTGCATTCTTGTGCCTGCTGCTGGGTATCCACTAATTAGTGATGCAACACCAGACCCAAATCTACCTAATCGATCTACAGGTTCAAAAGCTGCAAGTCTGTTTGCTTCTCTTTGTGCATCTAATTGAGCCTGTGCTTGTGCTTGTTGGATAGCGCCCACTGATCCTAAAGTACGTATGTCTCCACCTTGTAAGCTTGGAACTAGTGAAGCTAGTCCTGTTTGAAATTGTCCACCAATTAATTGTTGGTTTGCTAAATTAATTTGGTTTAATAATTCTTGTTGTCTTCTACCTGCTGCTTCAGAAAATCCTTGTTGGTTTAATCCTGCTAATAATGAAGCTCTTGCTCTATCTGAGTCTGATCTAAATTGTCCTAATTCTACACCAGCTCTACCTGCACCAAGAACACCTAACTCTGCTTGTCTTGATCTAATGTTTTGTTCTTGTATTGCTCTTTGTTGATCAAAGTCAGCTAATGTTGCATCAATAACTTGTTGTTGAAATGGAGACATAAAATCTTGAATAGATCCTGCTCCTGTGCCAGCACCCGTCCCTGTTAATGCTTGAGCTGATGCAATACCTGTAGAAAAATCTGTGCCTGCTTGTTGTGCTGCTTGTAAAAATGGTTGAAAAGAACCAATACCAGCTTGTGCTAAAGTTGCTGCTTGTTGTTGTAATGGATCTTGAGCTGCAACTGATGGTGCAAATTTAGTTGTATCTATCGGTACAGCTGTCTGTGCCGTAAGTTGTTTACCAAAATCGGTTGCCAGATCCTCTATAAATTGCGGTGGTAATACTCGTGATTCTGTTACTGCCATTAGACTACCTTGTTCTCCAGTTGTTTCATTGTTTTATACATTAAATCTGCTCCTCTATCAACACTTCCTCCACCTGCTGCTCTAACCGCATCAGCTGTAAATACAAACTCGTTCTTAGATAATCTAGCTGGCACATCGTCTGCCTTTTCTCTCGCACCTATAGGCACAAATCCACCACCTCTTAGATCCATTTCATTACCACCTAGGTCCATCATACCACCTTCAGCAGCCATGGTTCTACCCATATTTTCTTTCATGCTCATTTTATCAAACTCCTCCATTGCTTTTTTTGCTGCATCTTCTGGAGATAATCCCATATCTAAATATTTTTCAAAAAGTCTTTCTAAAACTGCATCGTTTTGCATATTAGAAGCCATCATAATACCTTCTTTTTTTGGTGTGTCTTCAATATCACCACCTTTAGCGGCCTCATTTCTAGGTCCATACTTTTGTCTATCAAGATATTCTTTATATTCGTCCTCCATATCTTGAAGTAATTGTTCTTTATTAAACTCTTCTTTACCCTTAAAGTATTCTTCTGGAGTCATAGGTTTTTCTTTTTCTACTTCTTTAATACCTTTTTTCTTTTTTGGTGTACCATCTTTAAAACCTATTCTACCACCTGTAGCAAATGATGCAGAATATTCTTGATCTACCAAGAATGGATATTTCTGTGCTAGTGAACTTGTGTCTTTGTTCTGGTACGCTTGTTGTACTTCTCCTCTAATCTTAGATACATCAATACCTGTTTGATCCGAGATTCGTTGAGATAATGCATTTATATCTTGTTCTGGTTGTTTACTAGTTAATAGTCCACCTAATAATGATGTGCCTACAATACCTGCTGTTACGCCACCACCTGGTATTGCATCAATAGCTGCCCCTAAACCTAAATTTTTTAAAAATCCTGCTCCTGCTAAATTTTTTAAAGGACCTACTCCTAAACCATACGAACCTAATCCAACTGCTAACGCAGCTTTACCTATTGGTGATTTTGCAACTTTCTTTACAGCGCCTGTAATTTTTTTAACAATACTTCCTAAACCATATTCTTGTCTTGGTTCTCCACCTTCTGCTAATCTAAATCTCTCAGGAATGTTAAAAGCTGTTGGGTTAGCTGCTCTAATACTAGCAATGTATTCTCCTAGATCACTTTTTTGTTGTTCTACATCTGATGGCACTTTTGCAATTTGTGGTAGTTTAGGTAACATTGGTGCACCATCACTAACTGGTGTAGGTCTATCTAAATTAAAAGCACTTCTAAAATCAGTTGTAGATACTTTATCTAATTGAGGTCCAATATCTTGTGTAACATCAATACCTAAATCTTCTAGTTTATCAAAAGTTTCTTTAGCTCTTTCCATATCTAAATTAGTTCCTGTAAGACCTTCAGTAAACAAACCTCCTTGTTTATTCATTTGTTGATACACGTCAAAAAGATTCATGTCTTTCCTAGGTCCAAACGGACTTAAAGATAATATTGCATCTCTAGTTGACATCATATTTCTATTAACAAAACCTCTTTTACCTCTATTCGCCATTCTTTGAAAAAAACCTGGACTATCGTCACTATCGTCTTTAGGTCCACCTCTACTAGTAAAACCTGGACCTGTAAGTCCCATATCTTGCATCATCCTAGCGGTATCATCTTCTTGGTCATCTCCTGGTGAAGACGTGTCTCCAGAAAATCCACCGCCTGGATTTGATACATCTCCTGTATCCTCTTCATCTTCTGTAAAACTTGGTATACCCATAGGCGTCATCTTTCCTGATCCACCCATGGCTTTTAATATACCTGCTTCTTTTGGATTTATGTAAGCAAGAAACTCCCCATCAGGAGCCATCATCTGTGCATCATTTAATGATACCCCACCCTGTGCCAGTAATTGTCTTGCTATCTTTGATCTATTTATCGCCATTTTTCCACACTACTTTGTTTTAGGGAACAAATCAAGCGAAGGCATGATTACTTTAACGTCCCTTCTAATCTCTGCTTCTGGCACACCTTTTGCCTTCCATTCGTCCTCTGTCTTATATACCTCACCTGTTTTAAGGTTAGATATGGTTGTTATTATCTTCTCTGGTTTTATTGTTTGCATTACGATACCACCTCTCTTGGTTCTATTTCTAATATTGAAGCTATAACATGTATCCTTCCTGCATAGCCCACTTGTACTTTTAACGCCTCCGCAGCCTCCATGACTAGGGGCTGAGTTAAAAGTTCTACCGTAGCATTAGCAGATATTGATTTACTCTTAAACAAACTAAATATATTAGTTGATGAATCAACTAACGTTACGGTAATTGTGTCTCCTGATCCAGAATCATCAGATACTAAAATAGATTTAACTACAGCAGTTTTAAACGACGGCACTGTATATACAGTTGTTAAATCTGTAGATGTTAAATCGTTCTTTTTATTTATAAAACTATTTGCCATTAATTTATAAAGAAGCTCTCAGCTTCCATTTCATCCTTTAATTCTTGTTGATATGTTGTATTTAATTTTTGTACAATACCGTCAAGGTCTCTAACCTGTGCGTCAGCCACCTCTTGTTTGTACACTTTACTAGGTCTTGTTAATACTTGCACTATCTTTGCCATTATCTTCTACCATCCGCTTGTATATCTAATCTAAATGTTCCTAACTTCCAATCTTGTGCCGAGCTAGTGTTTTCTATTTTAAGTGCAATAGCTCTTGCCCTAGCTCTAGTATCTACTTTCTGTGTGCTAGATGTAATATCAAAAGGTCCTAGAGAGGAACTAGAAGATGTATCGTTTGGAAAGTTTCTTAAATTTAATGTAACTCTAGTTGCACCTGTCTGTGAAATAAAATCAGGTATAAATCTTCTTATCTTCATCATAAACTCGCCATCGCCTCTTAAATCAGGTATGGCAGAGGTTGTACCTCTTTGCACTCTTTGTGTAATGTCAAAATCTCCTGATAATATATTTGCGGTTATGGCTGTAACTGTACCACCTTTAACTTGATCAGTCCCTGTCTCATGTTGATAGTATGTTGTAATACCATCTGTATTACCTTGCACATATGTAGATGAGCTAGATCCCTCAACACCATCAGCGTCATACTCTAACGCGTGTGGGCTACCAAACACAGCAGAATCAGCCCATGCTGTTCTAGCTAGTGTGCCCACTGTCCATATTGGTCTTTGTGGTGAAGAATCAAAATAATTGTAACAAACCATTTTATTTACAACAGATGAGTTTGCTGATGGATAGAACCACATAATCTCACCAAACAAATTATTTAATCCTGCTGCAATCATTTGATTACCAGAGTCTAGGTTAATATCATCGTAAACATGGTCCTCTACTAAACATGGTAATGATTCAAGAGCACCAGCATATTTAAAGAAACCGTTCTCTGAAAACCAGTATGCAGCACCATCTACCTCTACTGCTGCATTCTTACCAGCTAGTCCACAGTTTGTTCCTGCTTGTACAAATGAGAATGTAAAAGGTTGACCAACAAAACGCATTAAGAACAATGCTGTGTCTGTGTAAACATAGATTGCATCTCTACCTCTAATGGCTCCCATGATCCGTGATCCGTCGGCCAGTCTCTGTGTACCAGCGTCATTGGTTGCCGTAGGTGTGTACGTGTTAATATCTTCAACTGAAGAAAATCTAATAAACATATCATCTTGTGTGGACTTTGTGCCAATCGTTGTTTCTGTACCAAAGAAAACTAAGTGTCTATCAGGTGTAGATACTATCATGTGTCTTGATGCTGTGGGTGCATTAGATATGATCGTAGCCCTAGAGTTAGTTGCATCTGTAGCTGCAGAGTTCCATTCAAACACCTCACCATCTACAATTAAACAAATTGCTTTGTCACCAAAATTGTCAATGGACCACATACCAGGGTCAACAATTAAATCTCCTGATGCTGCTTCACCCCACGCTACAAAGTTAGATGTATTAGTGATTGTCGCGCCCGCTGTGTGTGATGCTGCTGTTGTATTTCTTACACCCCTTGTCACACCTGTTAATGTGTTTGTAGATATACCAGTATAAGATATTTCTTCTGTCCCTATTTTAATAAAGTTTGTTCCAGATGACGGAAACTGTGATGCATCGTTTAATGTAATACTAGTTGCAGCTGCAGATATGTCTGAAGATAAAACTGTTGTAAAAGCCCCTACTTCTTGTCCACCCCAAGACCCAAGAGACCAACCAAAACCTTGTGATTGTACGTCAGGGCCCACGTGATAGTAGTGTCTAACTCTGACACCACCAGAGGTTGTTGCACCAGATCCTGTTTCTGCAGAAGGCATTGTAATAGTAATTGTATTTGATGCAGGCACTGTTGTTACCATAAATCTTATATCATCAAAGTCTGATGCACCAAAGTCTGAATCTGTAATAGAAGAAAAATTATCTAATAAAACAATGTCACCAGCTTGTATACCATGATCACCAGAAAAGTTTATGGTAACTTCAGTTGATCCGTTGGTTGTGCTGAATGCATTTGTAAGAGTGTTTGTAGATTTAATTGGGTGTATGTCATAAAACACACCACCTGAGTATGCGTATAAAATTCTATTTGACCCTATAATAGAGTACTTTCGACCTGCGCTATTAGTAAATTGATGCAGTGCCCTAGCTGCGCCTGTAATATTATCGGCGCCTAATTGTTTCCAACCACCTATCTTTTCAGGTGTTTGATATCTAAAACGAACGTTATCACAGTCTATCCACTGTGCCTCAGCTGTTGTTGCTGTAATTTGTTTATTTATACCAGGTGCAAACCCTATCTTTTGTAGCATAGATCTCCAGATTATATTAGATTGCGTTGATGTTCAACGTTATTTGACTATTCCTAGCATAGG